GCCCTAAGTGTGGAGAGAAACTGTGAACGAAACTAGGCCGAATGTGCAAGACAAACTAGACCATTTGTGCGACCACCTGTGGGTTAGCAAGGCTGGTTCAGGCTACCGAGAGAACCCCGTTGAGATGTGCCCTAAGTGTGGAGCAGAACGATGACCGCTACCGAGAAGTTCTGGATACTGTGGACTGGCCTTGCCGTAGGCGCAGCGATCATTGTCTGGTTCGGGGAACACTAAAGTGAACTTTCTTCACTTTATTGACAAGCATATTGCCAGCGGACACCAGTACCGCCCCAGCGTTCAGTTCAGTTGCTCGAAGTGTGACGGCGTTGAGGTGGCTCGCGGTGGTATGTGGTTCATCGGCAAAGGCCAGCGTGTGTTCGTTCCCGATTGCTACAAACCACAGGAGATTGCCCAGTGACCGATTCATTTGACCAGATCATTAACGAAGTCCAAGCGATGCACCGCCACAAGCGGCAAGACTACGGACGAACTAATGATCCTTACTCCAACGTCCGAGCCAGCGAAGCGTGGAACATACCCGGTTGGGTGGGTGCGCTGGTGCGCCAGCAGGACAAAACCCGCCGACTTCAGAAGTACGCTGCGGAAGGTAACTTAGCCAATGAATCGGTTGAGGATAGTCTGTTAGATAGCATCGTGTATGGCATTATTGCCCTAGCTCTATGGAGAGAATCTAATGCCCCTGAAAAAAGGCAAGTCCAACAAGTCAATCTCAGCCAACATCAAGACGGAGATGAAGGCGGGCAAACCGCAACGCCAAGCCATAGCAATTGCTATGTCTGTCGCTGGAAAGTCACGAAAGACTAAGAAGAAGTAAATGTGGTCATGGGTGCTGGAAGGCATTGGTCTATTTGGCGCAACGCTCGCCGGGCGCAAGAAGTGGTACGCGTGGGCGATCTTGCTGGGCAACGCTGTCCTATGGACCATTTATGGCTTCACTACCCACCAGTACGGATTCTGCTTCGCAAGCGTTTTCTACGGCTTCGTGTATTCGCGTAATCTAATCCTGTGGCGCAAGGCTAACCATGAGTAGCACGATTGCCGTATCGCTCAAGAGCTGGATAGAAACCAACCTGCCGTCATTCTTGACCAACCTACCCCAAGACCCTGACTCGCCCGCCCAGCCGTGGGAGATGCCGGTCATTGAGGACTACGTGCTGGTTGTCTCAGTCAAGGACTACGCCGACGGCGGCACCGGGGTGTTCTCAATCGCCAACGAGGACGCCCAACGGTATCGGATACGAGGGCTGTTGGCAGAAGCGTTGGACTAATGGCAGTTACCCCAGTTCAGCGTAAGAAATACTTTGAGGCTCGATCCGCTGGCTTCTCTATTGCCCAGTCCGCTTCCAAGGCCAAGTTCTCCGAGGCTACGGGTCACCGTCTTGAGAAGGCCGCCAAGAACCTGCGAGTGGCTGACGATGCCAACTCTAGTGCCCGTGATTACCGCGAGCAGAAGATTCAGGCCACACTCCAAGGCCCTAAGAAACATGAAGAACTCTCAGCCGAGGCTAAGCGAGCCCTAGAGGACTTTGACTACTTCCGGCGCCGATACTTCGGGCGTGTCTCTACCCCGTGGCAGAACGAGGCTGGGCTGTCGCTGGTTGGTTTGCTGGAGTCACCGGAGAAGGAGTATGTCGTTATGAACATGCCCCCCGGTTCTGGTAAGACCACGCTAATCCACGACTTGATTTGCTGGATCATTTGCCGTGACCGGGGTGTCCGTCTGCTCATTGGCTCGCACACCCAGAAGGTTGCCAACAACATGGCGGGCCGTATCCGCAAGTCACTTGAGCGTGTAGTCATTGAACCGCCAGACGAAGCGTTGATTGCGCAGGGTCTTGCCACCGCTGCCGAATCCACTATGGCATTGGACTTTGGGCGTTTCAAGCCGGTTGAGCGTGACCTGTGGACCCGTGAGCAGTTCATCGTTGAACAGCATGAGGACCAAGGTGGCACCAGCGAAAAGGAACCTACCCTTTCAGCCTACGGTTATGACTCTGGCTACCTTGGTGGTCGCTTCAATGGCTGTTTCTGGGACGACGTGGTGACTTCCAAGAACACTCGAAGCGCCGACATGAAGGAGAAGCTGGAGCGAGACTGGCAGGACATTGCCGAATCCCGTCTTGAGCCCAATGGCATGTTGGCACTCATCGGACAGCGCCTATCGGCTGACGATCTCTACCGCTTTGCCCTTGACATGGAACAGCCGCTTGAGAACGAAGAAGAACTGTTGGACTCCGACATGAGCGATGAAGAAATCGCTAAACTGAGAACCGACAAAAAATACAAGCATCTGCTCTACCGAGCGCATTACGAGGAAAAGTGTGACCCGAAATACCATAAGCGAACTTCTGAGCCATACCCCGTTGGGTGTCTCTTGGACCCACGGCGGATTAGTTGGCGAGACATTAGTGCGCTCATGGCAAACCGAGCGGAGAGCTTCCGAGTTGTCTATCAGCAGGAAGATTCGGACCCGTCCGACGTACTAGTCCGCCCAGAGTGGATTTGGGGTCACGGCGATAACGCTGGCTGTATTGACAAAGACCGAGACGCGTGGGGCATACCCCGCGGCCTTAGTGCCCGTGACTGCCTTGTCGTGGCAACGGCTGACCCTAGCCCCAGTATGTTCTGGTCAGTCCAGTGTTGGCTGTATCACCCTGAATCAAACCAGCGTTTCTTGCTGTCGCTTATTCGCCAGAAAATGGAAGCCAGCACCTTCTTGGACTACAAGGTTGCCGAGGGCCGATACACCGGCATCATGGAAGAGTGGCAGAACCTCAGCGAGTCTTTGGGCTTCCCGATTCAGTATTGGATCGTGGAGAACAACGCGGCCCAGCGGTTCATGCTTCAGTACGACACGGTGAAAACATGGCGCCAGATGCGTGGCGTGGAGATCATTCCCCACAACACAAACGTCATCAACAAGACCGATGAAACCCTTGGTGTGACCGTGTTACAAAGTCACTACCGCTTTGGTCGTGTACGATTACCGGGTAGAGGTGAGGGCAAAATCCAAGCCCTCAAGCTCATAGATGAAGTAACGAAGTACCCTAACGGCACTCGAACGGACGACTGTGTTATGGCACAGTGGTTCTTAGAGTGGAACATACCTAACCTGTATTTGCCCAAGACGACAACCCCTACCCAGTGGCGTCCGTCTTGGGTTAAGTCTCGCCCTAACTAGAAGGTTCTCAGTTGGCTCTCTCCTTTGACAACGCTAAGGCTGCTAATCAGATTGTCACATTGCTCCAACAGCGTCGCCGGGACCGAGGCGGTTTGTTCAGTCGCATGGACGAGATTCGCCGTCACTACAACGGTGACATTATCGTGCCACTCCCAGAGTTGGACGACATGGAGAAGCCCGCAATCCCCAACCTGATTGCTCAGGGTATTGACCAGTTCGCTATGCGCGTGGCATCTGTCATGCCCGATGTGACCTACATGCCCACTCGCCCCGGTATCCAAATCAGCGAGAACAAGGCCCGTGACCGCCGCATGGCAAACCTTGGCTGGTGGGACATGAACAAGATGAACACAAAACTGCGCCGTCGTTCTCGCCACCTGACCGCCTACGGCATGACCGCCGTGAGCCTTTCGCCGGTATCCATTGACCCCAGCGACAAGCGACAAATCCCACACTGGCGTGTGAGAAACCCGCTTTCCACCTTCCCTTCGCCCATGATTGACCCTGATTCCATGGAGCCTACCGACTGTATCTTCGTAGATCGCCGTCCGCTGGGCTGGCTGAAGCAGAACTACCCCGCCCAAGCTTCGGTGTTGTACCGTGGCGACAAGTCCGACACGGACATGTTTGAGATTCTGGAGTACCTAGATGAGGCTGAAACTGTACTGGTTGCTGTTGGCGCTGAGAAGCCCAAGGCTTCTGCCTATGGTTCTGCGGAGACTGGCAAGGGGACCGCTTCACACGTCATTCTTGAACGAATCCCCAACCGAGCCGAAATCTGCCCAGTAGTCATCGCTGGTCGTATCACCCTTGACCGCTTACAGGGTCAGTTTGACCAGATGATCGGTTCGTACCAGCGCATGGCGAAGTTGGACGCGCTGGACATGATTGCCCGATTCCGCAATGTGTTCCCTGACGAGTGGATTGTCAGCACCAGCAACAGCCCCACCAGCCCCCGCATTGTCCAAGAGGCAGACGGTAAGCAGGGTATCCGAGGCATTGTGGATAAGGGTCAGGTTCAGATTACTCACCTGCAACCCGGTACCACGACTAACGATGCCCTAGACCGCCTTGAGCGAGCTGGTCGCATGAACGGTCAAATCCCCGCTGAGTTCGGTGGCGAATCACCAACCAACGTTCGTACCGCCCGCCGTGGCGAAATGGTCATGGGCAACGCCATTGACATGTCCATTCAGGAGTACCAAGAAATCCTTGCCAACTCAATGGAGAGCGAGAACCGCCGCGCTGTCAAGATTATGAAGGCGTACTACGGTTCCAAGCCCAGCATGTTCTTCATGGGCTCCGACGGCAAGGTGGTGCGCCCCGATTACACCCCTGACGAAGCCTTTGAGACTGACCTGTCCTACGTCAAGTACTCTATGCCCGGCTCTGACGTTAATGGCATGGTTATCGCCATTGGTCAGCGTGTGGGCACCGGCATCATGTCCACGCAGACGGCCCGTGAAATGGACCCTGCGATTGAGGACCCGATCCGTGAGCGTGACCAAGTTGAGGTGGAGTCACTTCGACGCGCCATGCTCGCCGGTATGGAACAGCAAGCCCAGCAGGGAACGCTAGACCCTACGGTCATCGCTCGCATTGCCAAGATGAAGGCTGAGCGCCACGTCACCCTAGAGGACGCTGTTCAGCGTGTCCACGAAGAGATGCAGAAGGAACAGGCGGCTCAGGCGCAACAGCAACAGGACATGCAACAGCAGGCCCAGCAGTCGCCAGACATGAGCGGTATGGGTGGTCCAATGCCAGCCCCCGCTGAGATGCAACCCGGTATGAGCGCCGTTCCCGGACAAGCCCCCGCCGCTATTCCACCGCCAGCACAGGGCTCACAAAACTTGAGTGATGTCTTGTCAGCTTTGCGCCGACCAGCACGAACCAGCGCCGCCGAGCGTGGCATGACCCCAGCGGGGCAGTAGCCTATGCCGCGCACTGGTAAAGGCGGTCCGCGAGAAGGCAAGATCGGGGAACTGTACGGCAACCGCACAGACCTGAACACCACTCTGCCAATCACGACTGTACCCGGTCAGGGTTATGGCGAGGCCGCTCAGCAACGAGCCGCTCAGCAAGCAATCCCCATGGCGTCACAGCCAGTACCCGGTGCTACCGCTCGCGCCCCTGCCCCTGCGCCGGTATCGGATTCAGTACCAGCAACGATGAGCGACCAGATGCCAGCCACTCCACAGGCGTACCCCGGTGAGTTGCCCTTTCTCCACCCCACGATGCACCCCGATGAGCCAATCACCGCGGGCATTGACTCTGGCCCCGGTCCCGGTTCTGAAGTCATCACGGGCGCACCTGCCCCCGTTGCCAACGATCTAATCATGGCAGCTCGACGCCCCGGTGCGAGCGCATTGCTCATGGACCTTGCCAACGCTGCTGCTACGCTAGGACTGTAATGGCACGTCCATACGAAACTCGCATGACGCGTATGTCCACAATGGTGCCACAGCCGGTGCCGGACAATGTACAGCAGTCGCTTCACACGATGATTAGCAACAACCCTGAGATTGCTAAAGACCCCGCCACGATTCAGTCACTGGCTAACCGCTACGGCCTACAAGCCAAGGTGGTCAGCGACACACTCCGTCAGCAACAGCACCAAGACGCGGCTGGGCGTGGTTTCTTTGGCAACCTGTGGCACAGCGTATCTAGCGGTTTAGGCAAGTACGCCAACTTCTGGGCTGGCGCTGGTGGCAGTGATGCCGTTCCCGGCAAGGTACAAACGCCGAACATTCTTCAAGCCAACATGAACCTGTTTCGTGGTGTGGGCAAGGGTGTCCAAGAACTACCCGGTGCTGCCGTAGGCGCAGCAAAAATGGCCGGCTCAGTTAGTCAGGCTCTCATCAACCCTTACGGTCAGACTGAAAACACCAGCAACTGGAAACTTGGCGGTCAAACGCTGTTGAGTTTGGGAATGGCACCGCGCACTTTGTTGTCTGCCACGGCGAGCGATGTCAAGCAGAACGGCTGG